ATGCTGGCACTGGATTATGGAACAATATTAAGAAGGATTGGAGCGGTTTTGCCCAAGAAGCCTGGCATGATCTCTGGGGTGCAGACTTATCTAGAAATAAGGTTATGCAAGAAGAACTTAGAGATTTAGGCTTTGGAAAGTATGCTCCTACAACTAGACTTGGAAGAGCAGGAGTTATATTTGGTTCTCTTTTTCTTGGTCACCAGTTACTAACTGGAGGACTTCTAGGAAGTATGGATTCAGCCCAGAATCTTGAAGATACATACTCTGGCAAGAAGCTAGTAGAGATCAAAAAGAATCGTGCATGGGAAGGTGGCGGTACTCCATACGAAGGTTCTGACACTAGCTATTATAGGCCTCATCAATATGCACTGATGATGAATAGAGTTAGAGAGAAGGGTATTTGGGGCGACGAATATGACAGGAATCCGCTATCCAAAGCCTTCCTAAAGAACTTTACATACCATCTAGAAGAGAAGAACTATTGGAATAGACCTTATCCGGTTACCGGCCAAGCATTTAGTGATATACCAATTATTGGTGGCCTACTTGGTGCATCTGTAGGTCAATTAATTAAACCAACTAAAGTCATGCATTCCTCCGAGTGGATTAGAGAGAAAGGTTCGGGCCTTGAATACGCCAATGTCTTTAAAGGCAATATGATGGAGCCTGCTTATGAACTTGGAGCAGTAGGTCAAGGTGTACCTCAAATGCCTAACTCATTCAGAGCTTTACATGCTGACATGACTGATCAGTTCAGAGAGCTAGAAGGTATGACTGGCTTTGCTAAGAACACAATGTTCGGTGCTCTATTTGGTAAAGAGAACTGGAATACTGATGCCACAAGATTAGCAAGTAGTTCTGATATGACTTCTTTAAGAGATCATTTCTGGGAAATGGAAATGGGCGGCGCAATGTTTACCAACGAGTTCTTGCGTCGAGTCCTACCAAGAAAGAAAGCTGGTGAGCAAAGTAGTAATCCTGTAGCGAATAGTATGCCTTCATGGATACCTGATAAGTTCAGATGGGGAGACCCATACAAGTCTGTTGCTTGGGGCGAAGCTAGATTACCAGGTCCAGGTTTCGTTGCACTACATCCAGAGCTATCAGGTTTAGATCCTGAAGCCTATCCTATGATGTATAAGTATCAGATACTTGCAGACATAGCACCGTTTGCTCCAGAAACATTTAAGGTAAAGAATCAGCTTTATTCTAATAGATCTGCTGGAAAGATGTCTGATAGCGAAATAAGGATGATGGATGAGATAGACTCTCGTCATAGTCAAGTTACTGCTAGATATGATTTTAATGAAATGGACGAGAGAGCTATTGCAGTTCCAGGCTCTGGTATAATAAGAAGTATTTATGGTACGGCAAAACAGACACTAAGAACAGCTGTTGAACCTGGCGAATATATGATTCCTATGGGTTTCAGACCGTCTCAAAAGCTTCTTGGTATGCGTGATCCTATCAATCAATATGAATACGAACGTATGTATGGAACCTCATTGGCATTCTGGAATGAGCCCTGGAGAGACTGGTTAAGACCAGCTATGTACTCTACTGCTCATGCTGTTGGTTTCTCTGGAAAGCCTTTGTGGAGAGAAGAAGCTGATCAGACCGGACAGTACTTCGATCAGCTACAATTCTTTAAGAGTATGTTTCTTGCAGAGAACGCTAAACAGTTGGGACTAGATCCTGGTAAAGCAGCCTCTCTTAGGATCCAAGCCGGACAAACAAGAACCGGTTATACAGATACAACTAACCCATTATCCACCTACTGGTCATTACCTAGTGAGGATAGAGCGTTCTTCAATAGTTTTGCTAATGCTGATCCTGCTGAGAGGAAGAGAATTAGACAGATGGTTCCTAGCGACCAAATACCTATATATGAGGATATGTGGAGGAGAGTTGATTCTCAAGATCCTACACTCTATAATATGACTACTAAGGGCAATTCAGAGATAATGCAAAGTAAGTATGAAGGCCTTAAGCAAACAATGAAACTTCCTGATGGTGGTTGGATTGGTTGGAATTCAGAAGTAGATCTAAACGATGTCAAGGCAAGATACGTAGATCGTATTGGTGCAGATATGCATGACTATTCTATTTGGGAAGCTGGGATGAGAAAATCTGAAGCTCAGCCCTTCCTAGATGGATCAGAGAACTTTCTCTTCAATCAAAGCTATAGTACATTCCCAGCAATACAGTCTAGGATATATAATCAAATAGGAGATGGAATGAATTCGCCGAAGATTTCTATGAATGAATATCCTGGTAAGCCTTATGCTCATATAGACTACAATGATAGTAGAGATAACATATTAGCCAACAAACTAAATAGGTACATAAATGGATACTGATAATCCACATAGCAGAACAGGTAGGAACTTATTAAATGCAGCTTTAGGATTTGGTCCTTTAGCCGCTGCTGCCTACTTTGCATCGAAGAATACCAACATAAAAGACTACACTTCTGTTACAAAGCAGAATCCAATACATGGACTTGGTACTGAGTTGGGTAAGAGTGCTAAAGAACTCTCCTTGGAATCTATAGAGAAGACTACAGAGAAAGCCGTAGATATAAAGCAGTTTGTTAGTAAAGCCATTAATGAGTCAGAGACTATAAAGAATATTACTTCAAATGAAGCTAATAGAAAGTCTACAATACAGAGTTTGTTATTGTCGTTGGACGATCCGTCATGGGCAATAGACGAAGGTAAGAAGATAGATCTAAAGAACAAGCTATTGTCTGTTACAGATACCACTAACACCTCTACAGATGACATTATTAGAGAGGTATTTGGAGCAATGGAAAGCTATGCGCCTGACAGTACAATGTCTAACTTCAGCAAGAATAGATCTGCCTATGCTAAATTTGGTAAGTCTTTAAGAGCCCCAACAGTAGATATACCTTCTATTAATACTGCATACAATCCTATTAGTTTAGCTAATAATAGTACTGAGATGAGCTATCTGGAGCGAATTAGAAATGCACTTGGTAAAGACTACTTGGTACAAGCTGAATCTTACAAGGAATTTGACATAGAACATCCGGTGGCTCGTATATCAAGAATTACAAGTAGTGGTCTACAGCATAAAGCAAATATTCCCTTAAGAGCTACTGGATACTATAGATCTGGTGCTTCTGGTAGAACTTTGTATTCAATGGTTAAATCTACTATGAATGCCAGAATTGCTAATGATGTTCTGTCTTCTGGAAATGCAAGTAGCTTTATGAAGAGCAACGCTATTACAACAACTCCGGAATATCTGGTATCGGACTTGGAGAGAAGAGCCAGTGGAAACAATATAGTTTGGGGAGATATAAATAGTAACCTAAGAAAACTAACATCCGCTATACCAAGAATAGGTATGGGTTCTGATTTATACGGAACTCATGTGCGTTGGCAATCAAGACAACCAATGCATGGTATAGCTATACAGGGTTTACACTTTCTCTCCCCTACTGCTGCTAAAGAGACTGTCGCTAAGCTGGGCTCTAAAATGCCCAAGATATTTGACCTGGATATCTCTAACAAGAGAATTGTATCTGGAACGGGTGCGGATCAAACTGGTTTCGCAGCTTTTAGCCAGGGAGGTATTCTTCAGAAATATCAGCGTACATATGGTTGGGATGATAACTTTGATAGAGAGTATCTACCAATAACAGCCAGAGCACATCAGGTAGGTGGAAGAACCGCCGCTGTACTAAAGAATGAACGTGCGGCAACTAAAATTGGAGGTCTCACTATTGGTTCGTTTCTTGACTCTGCAGAACAGCAGCTTGGTGGATCTACTAATAGTATGGACATTAACAAAGCTCTTAGAGGAACTTCCTTCCTTGGCGAACACGCTACTGGTGGATTTGGTTCTGTCTCCTTCATTGATTTCCGTGAAGGGGAAGGTATTAACAAAGGTCTTGGTGGATTAGGTCAAGGTTTTATGGGTAAGAGACAGAGAGTTAGAAAAGCCTTTGACCTAACAATATTAGATCCAGATGTACACAAGTATCTCTCTAGTGATTTATTAGAAGATATAATGGCTGCTGGTGATCAAGGTATTTATGTACCAAAGGAAAGGTTACAGAAGAATACTCCAATTGGTAGAACAGCAGAAGACCTAAAGTCGCTTCCATGGAACTCTGAAACAGAAGGTCTGTTCCTGAAACTTAATAGAGTTACTAAAGAGCAATTAGGAGAAGGTACTGTTAAAAGTCTTTCCTTTGGTGGATTTTCTGAGGAGAATGTTTCCATGCTAAAGGTGTTCAGTCGTGATCATAAGGGAAACCTTGTGTATTCTCAAGATGTATTGTCTGAACTCGGCGAAAACAAAATATTAGCAAACAAAGCTTTGTCTCACATAGGCTTAGGAGCAGAAGATTCTATAGTAACAACATATGACATGATGAAGAAGGCCACTGGTTATCTTCATAGTGCTATAGGTGACTCTGCTGTCCTACTAGGTAAAGGTTCTATAACTCATGAGAATCTTAGAACAACCGCTGCTAATTTAGCAAAAGCAGGAACCAAGGGACATCTAGAAGCATATACAGAAGCAGCCTTGATGCTAATGCACAAGAACAATGTTCCTGTAGAACTTATGGGAACTGTTTTCTCTGGAGTTTATTCGGCTAATATGAAGATGCCTGGCGTACAAGCTCATGTAGAACAAATTGCTAAATCCTTATTTGGTAAAGATAAAACCTCATATGATGCATTCACTACTGGTGCAAAGAGTGGAATGATGATGACTCATACAGTAGCTACTGTTGCCGACTCCGTGAACGACTGGAAACAAGGTGTAGCTGGTGTTGAACCAAGATTTGCTAAGACCTATTACGAACGTCTTATGGCTTCTGGTATGAAGCAGGACCAAGCAGCTAAGGCTGTAGCTGGTCTATATAAGAACAGAATGGGACTTGCTAAGAGCTATGATTTTGCTTCTCAGATGTTAGATACTATATCTTACTTAACTGGTACAAGTAGCTCCCATAAGGCTTTGTTTGATAAGAGACATAAGTACTCATGGAATGAAGTAATAAACGATATATTATCTCCTAACAATAAGGATAATAGTCTTCTTGAAGTAGCTAAGAAGCATGACAATGGTATTATTGTTAACTTTGATGATGCTCCAGAAGTTATTAGAAGGGCAGCTAAGGATGTATTTGGTCAGGGGGAAATAGCTCTACCAGGCCGCTTAGCACACGAGGCAGCAAGAGGAACACAGATAAAAGTTGGAGGGGACAAGGGAGGTACCTTAGCAATTGACGCAGAACTTGGAAGGCTAACCAATGAGTTCCAAGAACTTATCCAAACCGTTTCAAGTAACCCAAAGAACGTAGCTGGAAACTTTAAGAGCTGGAAGGGTAAATATATAGACCTATTTACTCGCTCTGTTGATTCTCTAGCTGGTGGTAAGATCCAAGGAGGAACTTCTCCAGAGATTATGTTCTATGATATGAGTGGAACTTCAGGTATACTTAAAAATCCAAAGATGAAGGCAAGAGCTTGGGAGTTAACTCAAGCAAGCCATGGTCAAGCCATCTGGCAGCCAGCAGAAGGTTTCGTCTCTCAGTTATCAGATATAAGTGATAAACAGGACGCAGCTCGTAAAGCTGAGTTATTCTTTACAAGTGCTGAACAGACTGAAAGAGCTATGCAGAAAGGTATCTTTGGTGTCGAGGCTCGTCATCCTATTATGTCTACTGGTAACGTGGTTATGACACAGAGATATAGAGCCTTAGAGGAGTTGGAGTCACTTGGGGGAAAAGACGACTTCTTCATGAAGTTTAGAAATAGTTCTAAGGGTCATGGAATGCTTAAATCTCACTTTGGACTTAGCGATGATGCTATATCTCAGACATCTTCGTTCCATGCTTTATGGAAGAGGAATGGAGACAAGAAAGTCAGAAGAGAATTCTTTAAGGATTTCGTCAATAACCTTAGTAATTGGACTTCTGGTCAGCAGGCAGATAGAGTTATCTATGGAAATATAGATACTAATATTGGCAATCTAAGCATTCTTAATGCAGGATTTGCTGATGCCGACGGCGACAACTCTATAAGCTTTATGTTGGGTAGGCAAGAATCCAAAGCTATGAACGAATTAATAGCTAACCAGAACATACATACTACTGGTAAAGACTTTAGAATTAGAAGCGTATTCAACCTAATAAATAGAGAGACCAAATCAGCTCTTGGTAATCTAGAACAGAAATACAAAGGTAATGGAACTATCAGTGTAGAAGACAAGATGTTCAATGACGTTATCAAGGAAATTAACGTGTCTACCAATACCGGTCCACTAGATGCTAACTTAAGGCCTTTACATGAGGCTGCTATGATGTATGTAGATGGACAGGTAGAAAGTGATGCTTCTATTAATGCACGACTATTCCTATCTAACTTACAAGAGAACTTCGTCATCAAATCAAAGAAGATGCCTGTAGAGACTGGTATCTCTGATAGGGTTATATCAGCCGCTAGAAACCTTCATCAATATGACAGTAAGGTTTATCAAGATGAATTTAGAAGCTTGATGCATGAGTTATATGCTGGAACAGACTTTGCTAAAGGTAAAGTCTTCCTACCTGATGTGAAAGCTATAAATGAAGCAGATCAACCTATGCTGGAGAAGCTACTTGGAAAAGGAATTAGAGGAGCAGAAACCTCTCTAGATGAAATACTAGATACGATTATGTCTAGCATGAGAAGAGCACACATAGAAGGTACATCTCAAGGACTAACCAAAGGAACCTTAAACGCTCTTCTTGAAAAGGACCCACTCAAGGCTATGAACCTATTAGAAGGTGGAGATAGCTTTATCAGTGGTATGTTATCTGGATTCAATGGTAAGGATACTGGAGCCATGGCTATCAACAGTATGGGTAAAGCAAAGAGAATCTTAGGCTCTATTGGTAATAAGAATCTTGGCTTAATGATAGGAGGAGTTGCAGCTTCAGCAGCTATGTTCTCTATGTCAAGAGACTTTAGTGGTCCCGAACCTCTAATTATGCCTGGAGAGATGCCTTCTAGTTCTCTCGTATCTAAGATTAGTAGCTCTAGGTTCTTGGAGTCTGATCCAATAATAGAACCAGAACAGCTTGCTTTTAGTGGTGCGCCGAATAATAATTTCCCAGTGATAGATCAAAGACAAACCTACTTAGATCGTCCAAACTCTTATCAGATAAGAGGAGAGACCTCTTCACCAAATGGACTGAACACCTTCTCAAACTACTTTTCGTCCTTAACTAATTATCAAGGAAGAGGGTTTATCAGACTAAATGACACACGTAGACCTATTACAGAAAACTACGTTGACCGGCTCATGGGAGAATAGGTAATATGGATATAGGTATTTATAAGATTACTTGTATTGTTTCTGGTCATTTTTATATTGGCCAATCTAAGTCTCTTGAAAAGAGGTGGAAGTCTCATCAAAGAAATTTATTTAGACAGAAACATCATAATCGTTTTCTTCAAAATGTTTCTAATAAATACGGATTAGAAAATCTTGTTTTTGAAGTTCTGGAAACTTGTGATATAGATACTCTTGATTCAAAGGAACAAGATCTTCTTGATTATTATATTGGTACCGATCTTTGTATGAATATCGCCAAAGATGCAAAAAATCCTGTTACTAACCTTCCAAGAACCCAAGAATGGAATACTAAGATTAGCAATGCTAGAAAAGGACAAGCTCTATCTGAGGAGACAAAAGCAAAAATATCAGCAGTTAGAAAACTTCAAGTTTTTCCAGAAGGCTGTCGCGATGAATATTTTAAAAGAATAAGAGGTAAGTTTAGAGATTCTGAGATTGGAAAGAAGATAGCAGTAGCTTTAACTGGTAAAAAATTAAGCGAAGACCATGTTAAATCTCTTATTAATTCTCACCCAGGGAAAGCTATAATTGGTATCAATTTGGAAGGATTTAGATTAGAGTTTAGTTCTGCAAGAGAAGCAGCTCAACATTTCAATTGTACAAAAGGAGCAATAGCCGCTTGTATTCGCAAGGAAGGCTTTACAAAAAGGCCTTCAGCAAAATTGTATGGTTGGAAATTTATACATAAGGATATTGAGTAATGAAAAATATAAATCCAAGCATATTTGCTATCAATGATATAGAGATGGAAATAGAGCCAGAAGCTATGTCAGTCCAAAAGGAAGACCTTGTGTATTCTTGGAGAACTCTTAGAACCAATTCTTCCACAAAGATACCTTCTGGACATGGTCAGTCTCTTGTGCAGGTAAAGCTTGTATTTACAGATGAGCAGATCATTGCTCTTCACAGATTAATCGTTGAGTTGAGGCATTCACCTTTCTGCTATATAGAGAACATCTGGTTAAGACAAGTTCTTAAGCCTGAATGGAACGTATATCAGAAGATGGCATTTACTCTACTTGGTTTTGATATTAGACCATACCAAGGAACAACTAATGCTTGGATAGTCAACCTAGAGTTAAGCTGGTTTAACTACATACCTTATACTCATAACTGGCTATATAGAAGAGATTGGACTACAAACTTTGTAGAAGGTTCCGCTACTGATTACAATACCTACAAATTTAGTATTGGCTGGAACATTGATGCTAATGGAAATAAGATCTCTGATAGACCTAATATCATAGATGTTGGTGGGGAGCAGCTTGCTAAGGCTCAACGAAGTTATGGCGACGCCTTTACTGCAGCAAAGGAAGGAGGTTTTGATCTAGAAGAGATGGAAGCTTTTCATTTTGGCCAGACATTTGATTTACAGCCGCTACCTAACAATATGGCACGTAGTGAGCCTGTTGGAGAACCAAAGCACTCCTTGATCTATAAACGATATATCAACTTTCTGCAAAGAGATGCTCTTATGAAGAATTTTGGTATTGACGTAGAGGCCTTAGTATTTAACACCTTAATTGAGGATGCAGCTGAAGGAGATAAGCCTTCCTCTCTATATGATATTCTCTTTAGAAAGTATAATATAAAAGAAGGGGAATCTGATTCAGAATATGAAGTTGTTATGGGTCTGCATGAGTCATTCCCACCAGAAGTTCTGTCTTCAACAAATAGGGCATTATCTAATGCGTTGTCTAGTCTACAGTCCGATCTCACCAATAGAATCCTGCAACACAAGGAAGGCGTAAGCTTTACCTTTGCATCCTATTTGGCCGTGCAGCTTCCTAAGGAGACAGCTGAGGCTACAAGAAAGATAGCTAGTAAACTTATGAAGGAGAAACATCCGACTACTTATCCACAAGGAAACGAAAGTAGTGATCTTCCATGGTTATACGATAACATTAACTCTCCTAAGTTTAAGTTAGAGATACGTAGAGGTCTATCTGAACCAGAAGGCTTCTATAGTCCTATAGGTAAGTTAGCAGATATAGATTTTGCAACTCCTCCTGGCTGGAGAGCAGAAGGAACAAAGAATGATAAGAGAGCTAGATGGCACCAGGGATTTGATATAAATGGCCCAGTTACAGGAGCGGGTGATTGGGGGAATCCAGTCTATGCAGCAAAGGATGGAACAATAAGAGCAACCGTGAGCACTATCAATTCTCCTAAGTGGACAAGAATAATCAAGAATGATACATCTTGGGAATGGACGAGAATTGAGGATGATAGCGCAGAGAAAAAGAAGATTGACTTATTATTAAAAGACAATGCTATAACTGTGGAATCAGTAGGCCTATTGCTTAAGCTCCAAGAAGATTGGTACTACTTTCTAGACAATGGATCTTTCTCTGGCCTGTCTATGACAATAGACCATAACGGTGGTAACGAGAGAAGCTATTATTGTCATCTGTCTGGTATTAAGACAAATCCTGCAACTGGTGTTCCATTTAAAAGCGGAGACATTGTAAAGGCTGGAGACCAGATAGGTTATGTGGGCAATACTGGCGAACTTAGTCCTAGCTTTGTAAATAAATACATTGAGAAGAATCCTAACCTACCCGCACTCTCAATTGATGGACCTATGATGTCCGATAAAAATAAGGATAAGGAGATAATTTGGCGTAAGGATGCGTTTAAGCTTTCGCCACATCTACACTTCGCTTATTGGGAGAGGGAAGATTTTCACTCCGATACTAGAAAAGCTCCTAATACAGATAATGTTACTATATCTTCGAGCAGTATGGATGGATATGTATTAGTTGACATTCAACCAACTGTTAAAGCAGGTATAGCAAAACACTACATATCCAAGATAGAGGATAACCTACAGTCAGTTAATGCAGGTCTTAATCAGGTAGTTGCTCAGACAGCAGCATATTCTGCAGGTAGTGATAAAGATAGAATTGCTATGATAGAAGCTCTTGAGGCTATGTATGCTCAAGGCTATTACTATCTAACCGACTACAATGATATATCTAATGTATGGTGGAAACCTTGGAGATTGCTTGTTGACAGTGGAGACATGGGTCTAACTGATGCAGAGACTATCTTTGCTAATGAAACGGCTATCTTAACAAGCTGCTCAGGAGGCTTCAGACACGTTGTTGCCTCGATACCTATACTTGGACACGAGTTTCCTACTCATCAGCACCTAGGCTCAATTGAGCCCTACTATACACTAGAGTTTCATCTACTTGATGATACTGGAGATCTATCCACTATAGGTAGAAATGGTTCTATGTTGACTGCTATGAGAACGATGTTGCAGCATAACGCTAGAGCTTTTAGATCTATCCCTGATAGTTGGGCTTTGTCTACTAACTGCTTCTTAACAAGACTTATAGGTACAAGTAGAATTGATGATTCTCAAACTAGAGAGTTTAGTACTCTTGTGACTAACACTAATGGTTTCTCTACTGGAACCGTACAGAATCAAGCTACAGTTGTCTTAGACGAAGAGATCCGGCGCAGAACAATTATCTCTAGAGCCTCTATTGAAACAGTAGAAGGTAATCCAGGCTTATCAAGACTAATACTAGATCTTGAGGAGACACATCCGTATAATCAAGAAGTTCTTAAGAACGAGACAGCAGTTCCTTCTCTTGATATGAACAAGGCCAGGAAGGAGATACTCAACAAGCTATATAACCTTGAACTAATTAATTCTGGAAATAAGGAGATACTTGTTAAGATCCTAATTGCTAAACTATCTAATGCCAATCTAACTCAGCCGGGCGAAGCAGACTATGGGAAGTTCTCCTTTCAGAGTGCATTTGATAGTACAAAGAATAACGCTACTGCCTATGTTTTAAAAGCAGAGACCTCGTTACTTGGTTCTGCCTCTAATTTAGGTGTTCCGGTATCTTTATTGGCCTTAGAACAAAATAATAACCCACAAGCAATATCATTCATAGAAAGTCTTGGAAACCAATCACTTATATTAGCTGACCAGGACTTAGTTCTAAGAAAATTGCTAGTTGATTTAGGTTTAGAATATAAAGAGGTACCTACAGCAAGTGACAAATACGAACCTGTCGTAGCTATAGATATTAATATGCTAAGACTGCAATCAACTACAATAGATGGTCATTTAGTTTATGATATATCGGAAGAACTTAAAAAGTCTCAAAGCAATCAGCTACTTGCTGAGTTAGACCTGATAAAGATACTTGGCTACTACAATTTGCTTATAAACCTAATGACTACAGCTAATATGGTTCTAGCAGAAGACGACGCTATGATTGAAGGAGAGCTTATAGGTTCTTCTCTGCCTATATCTGTAGTAAAAGAAGCATTGTATGATC